TTAGGTTTTCGTCCTGCTTTTTTAGCTTGACATTTTGGGCATCTTTGTCCATGTAAAAAATTAGCAGGAACCATTTCAAATTCTGTATTGCAATTATTATGTTTAAGTAATATCTTTTCAGTTGATCTAATATACTCTCCCAAAACGCTATACTCATCACTTACAATATTAGAAACTTTAGTTAAGAACTTTTCATGAGAGTATTTATTTCTAATCGCACAAAACGGGCATCTACTATTTTGATTTAAAAATTCGTTAGGAGTAATATAATATTCTCTATTACATAAAAGATGTTTCATTAATATTTTAGCACTACTTCCCTTATATTCTCCTAAAACTTCATATTCATCTTTTACTAACTCTAAAACTTCTTGTTTAAACATTTTTGTTTTAAATGATGGTTTTCTTTTTGTTTCTTTTGAATTTTTTAATCCTCTACAAATAGGACATCGTTGACCTTGAAGAAAACTATTGGGGAATCCATCCCATTGATTACCACAAGTATTATGTCTAATTAATATTCTATTTGCATTTGTTTCATATTCTCCTAATACGGAATATTCTTCGCCAACTAAATCATAAACTTGTTTTTTAAATTGTTCTGTTGTCTTACGTTTTGCATTCATTTTATCTTCTCCTTTAGATATTATTGCCTATATTATAGTATACACAATAAGTTTTATTATATTCTAAAAAGAAGACAGTTTTAATTTATATTAATAATCTACTATGTGGGTATAAGGGAGGCAATTTATATTACCTCCATATTAATTATATTATATTTGTTTAGGTTTTGTCAATCACTTTAATCATTTTTACTTTATCTTCTAATTCAATTATCTCATCTATAACATGATCTAGAAAACTAATATCTTCAGAAGTGTTTGCTTTAAAATTTCTATTTCTAACCTGTTCCTCAATATTAGTCATAGCATAATTATTTCTAACTCTATTTATATATGTATCTTTCATTTTAATAATAGCATTTTGATTAAAATTTAAACTTCTACAAATAGTTTGAAAAGCATTAAATAAAGCAGTATCTATAATATCATTTTCTCGTTGAAGTCTTTGAACTTCATTTTGGAGTTGAATTATTAATTCTTCACTTCTCATTTATTTACTTTACTATTGTCTGAGCAGGTACATATTCCAGTTTGACATCTTCTATAACTTCTCCGTTCTTATTGACAACCTTATTATCTTTGATTTCTAATGTCTTCTTAAATTCAGCCCAATCCAGACTAACTACTAATTTTTCCTTTTTAAAATCAGGATATTTAGTTTTAATATCCTCTTCACTTAGTTCAGGTTTTACCATCTTGTTCGTTGCAAACTTTCTAATAACTGATCCACTAAGGAAATCTTTTTTCTTTTGTGTCTTTGTAGGTTTGATTGTCTGATCTGCGTCAATAACTGAACCTAAATTAAAAAGATCCCATTCTTTCTTCTTTTCTAGTTTCTTTATTTTTAAATCAGTAATATATTTTAATTGTTCTATCTTTTGATTTAATAATTCTTTAAATCTTTCTATTTCTACATCAACTGTTTTAATTCTCTCTATTGCATTATCAATTCCAAGTTCGTCATAAGTAAAAGATTTTAATTCTTCTACTTCCTGTTCTTCTAAATTACTAAAATCCCATTCAAAATTATCCATTATATTATCTTTCCTTCTTTCTAATAAAATAGGTTTTTTATCATATTAATGGTTTGTTTATATCTCTTGTAAATTGAATATTTTGTTTTTTCTTTTCTTTATATCCTAATCCAAATCTTTTTATAGATTCATCCCAATATTTATCTGATTCAAAACCATATTTAGCTTTTTCTTTATATTGTTTTCGTATTAAATATAATTCATAAAGTTTAAGCTCGTAACGATTATGAGGTCTATCTACTCTTATATTCCAGTACCATTCAATTATTTTACCTTTTAATATTTTTAATTTTGTTTCAATTAACATTATAAATTCTCCTTTTGATAAGGATGTTCTATTTTAATAATAGGTATTAATCCATGAATAAAATGTATCCAAAAATCAAATAGAGAATGCTTTGCAACTTTCCAATTTTTGATTAAATGTTTAATATAATTCATTTTCCTCCCTACCCAATAAAACCAAATTTTTATTGGGTTTCTAAATATTTAATATTTTTATTTGTAGTTTTAGCGTATTCAATTTCACTCTTGGTACTATCCCCTATATATCCATTTTTATTAATTACATAAATTTCATCTGCCATATCAATTTTTCTTTTATGCATATCATCAAGCATTACTTTAGTATTTTCTGACCATACTTCATTATCCCCTGAATGTCCAAATGCCCCTACACTAATTACTATATATCCTTGCAATGTTAATTCTTTTTGAACTGACATAAATTCTTCTTTAAATTTTGTACTACCACATAAGGTTATTATTTTATAATCATTTATCAATTATATTATCATCCTTCCTAATAAAACGAATTTTTTATTTGGTTTTTAATATTTCTCTTATTATTTTCATACTCAAACTTGCTGACATTTTTCCAAAATGTTCGCCTACTTCTAATACCGTATCATTATCTTCTTTAACACAATCATAGTAAACCGCACCATTTATATTTTTTGCTATTAATCCCATATCGTGTTCATCCCAATCTTCTCTAATAATCCCTTCATCAATTAATTTATGTAATAATTTATTTATTCTCGCTTCGGTAACTATTGATTCTATTAAACTTATATTATATTCTCTTAATGCTAGTTCATTAGGATCAATTGGTTTTTTAACTTTTCTTTCAGCTTTCTCTTGAAATTTTTCTCCTACAATTTTTGTGTAGAAAGGCAATCTATTATTAGGGTCATTTAATCTTGCCATATTCTTAATAACAACCCCTTCTCCATATTCCCCTCCTAATTGTGTTTGACCTACAAATGATAAACAATGATCCCATGATTGAAATACACCATCATAAAATACAGGGACATATATTAAATTATTTTTTAAACAAAATGATTTTACTACGCATTGAGGATAATAAGTTTGTGTCTCTGTGTCATATAAATCATAACAATAAAAGTTTTGATATTTGTCCTTTGGATAAGGGACTGAATGTGAGACTAACCATTCTCCAAATACTCTAATGTGACCAAAATCTTTATAATCTTGTAATCTTAATTTTTGCTGTGTCCATTCCCAAAATCCTCTTAAATTGTTTTTTAAACCTACTTCTTGTTTTCTTGAGAATCCTTTAATAGAACCTGTTTCATCATCATATTGATAACTTGCATTAGCTCCATCTATTTTTTCTTGAATAACAATATGATCACCTTTATTAAATCCATCAGATATCTTAGTTTTAAAAATTTCAATATCCATATAATTTTTATGTTTTAGCATTTATTTTATTTTCTCTCCTCCTTATAAAACACTTCTTTTATAATATTTCCCAATGTCCATATGCCCAAATACCATTGATCTTCCCACACTCTAAGCATTGAACTTGAAATTCTACTAAACGATGACCTTCTTCATAATATTTATGAACTTGTTTGAATTCTGTACAATCACAAAAACGACATTTTCTAGGACTACCATTTCTATTTATATATTCTTCATCTTCTAAAAATTCTTCTAATGAATCAAATTTCATAATCTCTCCTTATAAAATAATTGTTTATTCATAATTCCCATCCATCTCAACCATACAATTTACACATAATGTCTCATAATCATGTTCTCTTAATTGGCAACCACATTTTAAACAAGGTTTTGTTTTTGGTTGTGAAAGCTTTTGTGTTAATTCTTTTACTTGTTCTTTTAATAAATACTTTTCTTTTTCTAATAATTTTATATCGTCGTTTAATTCTTCATTTTCTTGTTCAAATTTTGCAATTACAAAATCATCTTCTACTACTTGAACTCTTTCTTCTAAATTTTTAATATATTCTGATAAATCAGACATTAGAAATAATAGATCGTTTATATCTCTAATGAATCTACTTGGAAATTCCATATTAACTCCTTTCGATAAAATTAATTTATTCATATGGTACTTTTATATAATTCAAGACTTTCTTCATCCCTAGTTGATTTATACAATAATTATGTAATTTAGGATGAGTGATTTTCATACGTTGAAATTTATTGGGGTTATGCTCAAGATTTACTCCAAACGCACACGCATAGCATCCAGTCCTTTGTTCTCCAGTTAGTTTTAATATCCCATTAGGATCTTCAACAATATCTCCATAAATCGAACAGTAATCCACATCATATTCTTTAATATATTGTAATATATCTTGTTCAGTCCAAAATCCCAAAGGAATAGACATTGGTCTTTTCAACTCAAAAGCATTACAATTTTGTTTCATATATTGTTGTGTTCTTAAATTACTTTCACATGCTAAAGTACCTATGAATGGTTTTAATCCTGTTTCTTTTTCGAATTTTTTAATAGGATTCTTTTTTAGAATGTCACAACATTTATCACTAATTTTGAATGGTGCATCAATAAGATATTTCCATTTATTAGATATTTTACCTCTACCTGATTTATTACCATTCCATCTAATATCTTTAAGTTTATCTGATTTAGTATTCCTATATTCGTCTATATATTCTGATTGTTCTTTACTAATTATAGGGTATCCATATTTTTCTATTACTTCTACAAATGTCATTGTAGGGTGTAGCCAAGTTATATTATTGTGTGTTTTAACATATTTTCTTATTTCAGACCACTCAACTTTAGTGTCAATATATACCCCTATTACATTTGGATAAATATTTCTAACTAGATCTAATAGAACTTTACTATCTTTCCCACCTGAGAAACTTACATAAACATCTCCACCCCAATAATCGTACCATTCTCTAATTCTTAATTTTGTTTTTGCTATTTTAATATCTAAAGGTAAACACTGTAGTTGTTTTAATTCGTTAAAATCTATCTTCTCCACCTACTAGAATATATTTCACTTCTAGTAGGATTGTAGAATCGAGCTACCCATGCTGTGGTTATTAATCACAACGCAAATTGTAATTCTACTTTACGTCTTTAGTTAAGCACTCCAACGGTTATTTAAGAGTCATTTTTCTTCACTCTGACAATTGGTGATACAATTGCCCTAACCTTAACGACCTTGTTTACAAGGTTTTAGAAAGATAGATTTTATTTAGGTAGATTATGATATTTAACTCCTCTCTTAAATCAGATAAAAGTGGTAATTTATTCGTTTATTTGTTTGCTTCTAATGCTAACATATCAGCGTTTTCTTTTAAGTAGTTACTGATTTTAATATATCCATCTGAATTATTTTGTTCAGAAAATCCTCGAAACTTTACACGCCCAGGGTAACAATCTATAATTTCTCCATTTTCAATATTAACAACGATTGCCCAACCAAAAGTATGAAGGATCATATTGATCCACCAAAGAAAACCTTGTTCTCTGAATTCTTTCCAAGTTTTACGTTCTACCATTTTAATCTCCTTTCATTTCTTCTTCTGGATAATAACAATTACTTCCACTATTGAAAATTCTATCTTTGTATTTAAAAGTATTTATAAATTCATATAAACAATCATCACATAAATCAAAATTTACATCTGATCCATCAAGTTTACTACCATATCCTGCTCTGCCAGTTTTAAAACTCCAACATTGATTCTCTTCTACAAAATCATACCTATTATTTGGTATATATTCTATTATTTTTCCACATTTATCACATTCAAATTTTACTGTTGTTTTTATTCTCATATATTCCTCCTTACTAATCCCAATGAAATCACATTTTTATAAGATTATATTTCAAATAGTAGTCTATTAAAAACTGTCCACAACTAGCTCCAACATCTAATCCAGGTGGAATATAATATTCATGTTGTATTCCATATTTGTCAAAATATCTTTTAAATATATTGAGTTTATCTTTTGCACTTGCATGATAATTAATAGATGACCTTTCATTATAAAAAAGAAACTTAACTGGTAGATCTTTATTCTTTAGATATTCGCTCAATAATATAGCATCTTGTTCTGTATCATTTACTCCTTCTATTAATGCATAATGGATTTCAACTGAATTACCAGTATATTTTTTGTAATACTCTAAAGCAGTTAATGAAGGAATAATATCTAATGAATTACTCATCCATTCTTTTCTCAGCATATCAATTGTATAATGCAATGATAAATGAATTTTAACAGGCAATTTATTATCTTTAATCTCTTTAGTTAAATTAAAGAAATTAATCCATGCAAACTCTGGTATTGAAGTTGCTATTGCGAATCTAATAAAAGGTACTTTGTTTGAATAAATATCTGTTAATCCTATCATTGTATCAATTACATTTTTATTATTTAACAAGGGTTCTCCACAACCCATAAATGATATTAATAGAACTTTATTATTGTTATATATCTTTAAATCATTGAAAATATAATTTATACCCCAACTAAGGTCTTGACTACTTAGATTTTTGTTTACTAATTGATCTGTAACATCTGTAATATGACAAAATTTACACTTCATTTTACATGATGTTTGTGAGGGGATACATATAATATCTTTGCCATCATTTTTATCTATATATGCCATTTCAATAATTAATTGTTTGTCTATTTGAAAAATATATTTAATTGTGTTATCACTTTTGGAATGAATTTTATCTAATAATTTTATAAACTATCCATCTCCTTATTATGATTTCTTATTCATCTATCTCGTTCCCATAATTTCCACTTAATTCATTAATATCTTGAGGGAAATTACCACAATCCATAAGCGTTTCTTCGTCTTCTTCTGTTACACATAATTCTTTTAATTCGTCTAAGTTAAAACTATACTTTTTTGATAACTCTATAAAATATTTAATTCTGCTTGTATCTTCATTTAATGTATGCCCTTCTTGAATTAATTTCCCATTAATAAATAAACCTTCCCAATCTTCTGCTTCTAGCAATATAGCTTTATTCATTACTTATTTCTCCTTAAATTTTTCACCTCTAAAAGTGGTAAAATTCCTATTTCTTTGATTATAGCCTATTGCTAGGTCTTATATAATCTCCATAGGCTAACCCCGTAATTTCTACGGTTTTATAATTTATCCTGCTAACAATCTTAATCCTTCTTTAAGAATATTTTTACTAGCATTTAAATCTCTGTTGTGGATTTCTCCGCATCCAAGACAAATCCACTCTCTAATACTTAAATCTTTAACTTCTTTATTTTGATACCCACAAATATTACATAATTGACTCGAAGGATAAAACCTATTAATAATTACTAATTGTCTACCATACCAATTACTCTTGTAGATTAATTGTCTTTTGAATTCTCCCCAACTAACACTTAATATTGCTTTAGATAATTTTGATTTTTTATTTCTCTTATTTTCAACCATATTTTTTACATTCAAATCTTCTAAACAAATAATTTGGTTTTCATTAATTATTTTCGTAGATGTTTTATGTAAAAAATCTAATTTTTGATTAACAATTTTTTCATATATTTTTGCTAACCTTATTCTTTGTTTATTCCTATTTTTACTTCCTTTTTGTTTACGAGATAATTTTCTCTGTTCTCTTTTTAATTTCCTCTCTAATTTGCTTAAATATTTAGGATTTTGAATAATTTCTCCATTAGATATAATAGCAAAATCTTTTATCCCCAAATCTATTCCTATATAATTTTTTGACTCAGGGAGATACTTTTTATTTATATCAGTACAACATATTGATACAAAATATTTATCTGTTTTAGATTTAGATATTGTTACATTTAAAATTCTTCCTTCAATTTCTTTAGTAATTTTACATTTTATCCATTTAAGTTTCGGTAATTTAATTTTGTTATTTTTGATTTCTATATTATTATTATTAAATGAAGTTCTATAACTTTGCTTTCCATGTTTAGATTTAAATTTAGGAAATCCCTGTTCTTTATTTCCTTTCTTTTGTTCTCTAAAAAAATTTTGATATGCCTTATCGAGATTTCTTAAAGAATTAATTAAAGTCCATTTATCTACTTCTTTTAACCACAATAATTCTGTCTTTAATTTAGTTAAATCAGCAGAACATTTATTATAAGTTAAATTTTCTTTATTTTTATAAAATTCAATTCTTTTATCAAGATAATAATTATAAACAAATCTAGTACAACCAATAGTTTTACCTATTTGTTCTTTTTGTTTTTTATTAGGATATATGCAAAATTTATATGATTTTTCTATATTATTTCTCCTTAATATAAATTTTTGTTTAATATTTTAATTATCTTCTCTACAGTTACTTCTTTAGAGTTTAATTCTTTTATATCTTGACGAATAGTAACTATACTGCAATCTTTTTTATAGTCAAAGTTTTTTAATACATTATGTTCGTAAACAGGGGTATTTTCATCTAAGATATCCTTAGCAATAGATTTTAATTTTTCTATTTTATTCATTAATATTTTCTCTATACTTTTTTAACTCTTCTTGAAATTTATCTGTTTTATGAAAACTACAAGATTTATATTCATAACACCAACCTCTATAAATGCAATCCCTCACACAACATCTATATAACTCTGGTTCTATATCTTTAAAAGTTTCTAAAAATGCTCTCCATGCTTCTCTAGTTTCAAGCATTGCACAATTACATAATCTTTTTCTTGATATATTAATTATTGCTTGTGCATTTGCTTCAGCTTCATGATTTATTAATGTAGATTGTGGATCATCATCTCTATTACCACTTTTACCCCTATCAGGTCTTTGAGACTGAACCCAGTGAATTATTCCTAACCAATGTCGAACAAAATGAACAGATATCCACGACTTTAAATCATACCATTTCCATTTAATTATTAACTGTCTAATTGGACTATGTTCACAAAGCAACATACGTCTTTTCCATAATGATGACGGTTCACCTTCTCCTGCTTCCATACCTGCTGTAGTTCTTGCTGAATCAGCTATATCTCTCCATGTTCCTTTTGTTTTTAAATATTTTACTTTAATTATTCTTCACCTCTTGCATAACTATTTCTTTCTTCTTTTATACACTCTAAACATTTTCCGCTATGATCTTCATAAAACTTTTCGGGCATGAGATTTTCGCATTCGTTACATTTTAAATATATTTCTCTGTCCATAGATACCCAATAAATATCTCCATCTTGATTGATTTTTGTTAATATCGTGAATATACATCTCCAATCATTTATTATCGAAAGGGGTCAAAAAAATGAAGATTATCTCCTATTAAATACTTGCTCTTATATAAAACTTTATTTCTACACCAATTGATTAAACAACAGTAAATTATATTATGACCACATTCACAATAAATATCTGTTTGATATTTAACTCTAATCTTATGTACTTTCCCGCATTTACATTGGATCACACAAATAAGTTCTTTATCTTTTTTCCATTCTTTTAATTGTCTTTGAGTAACTTGAAATGGTTTTATTTTACTTAAATTTCTTTTCATCTTTTGCGAAGTCACGCTTATACTCCCAAGAATTAATCAACTTATTTGCTAATTTCTTTATCTCAATTTTAATCTTAGAAGGTTGGTCTTCAATATATTTAATATTTTCATTAATATTGTTTCTTTTCTTTTCTAATAATTTTAATTGAGATTGTAATGCTTCAATTTCTCCATCAACCATTGATAATTCTTTATATTTATCTTTTATATCCTCTTGAATTTCTTCTTGTGTTTTAGATAATAGACATCTATTTCTTTCGATTTCAGTGATTAAATCAGTAATTATATTATTATTTGTATAATCTGTAAATCCAAAGTCGATAAAATATAAACTAATACAACAAGAATTATCTAAATTATTAATAAGGAGTAAATCTTTGTTAATGTAAAAATTTTTAACTTCATCATCTAATATACAACCTGTATAAAACAATTTTGCTTCATCATAGAAATTATTAATTTCTTGCATAATTACATTTCTATTTTGTGTAGTATAATCTTTAATTTCTTTTTCATCTTTCATGTTTAAAATACGTTCACAATAACGCTTTAAAGCGTGATTTGAGGAACTGATCATATGATACCTCCTTATACTTTATTATTTTTTGATTCATAATCATAGCAATTTAGATATTGTTCATCTTGCCATTCGATATTTTCTAATTTAATTGATTCTTTGGTACATATTGTATCTTTATTATATTTACAATTAATCCAATTACATTGTATCTTAGTCATTTTCGTCCTCCTTTTACTGATAAAATATCGCTTTTATTATATTATATTACTTTTAACATAGTAAATTCAGGTTTATACCCCTTCTGCCAAACATAATGAGCATATTCAATAGAATCTGTTGCTCCATTATCTACGAAAGAAATTCTTCTATTATGTACAAATGTATATTTAGGCATATGATATTCCCATAAATTTTTTCTTTCTTTACTACCAAAATAATTTAATCTAAGTAACATCACTACAAAACCATTATCTTTTACATCATCTAATGCTTTATATATAATATCTTTGGCAATATTAAAAGGTGGATTAGTAATTATTAAGTCATATTTATTTTTGCAATCATATGTAAGATAATTAGTTTTAAGTTCAGCTAATGAATCTTCTCTTATGTCTATCGTGTAAGGTATTACTCCTTTATTTTGTATTATTGCTTCTGGATAACTCATTATTTGTAATTGATGCAAATTTATTTGAATTAGCAAAAGGGTCTATCCATAATCCTTTTGTAATTTCTTCTTTTAATAATTTACTGATTGGTTTTATAGAAAATGTATTTTTATTAGGCATACACCATTGTCTTTCTATTAATATCAATACTAATTAATTCCCTCCTAAACCAAATAAAATGTGTTTTTTATTACATTACTCTTTGCCTTGAATACTAAATATTATATCTGCGTCTCCTGCATCATTTTCAATAGCAAGATAAGTTAATCCATTATTATCATAAGTAAAATTAATATTACTCCACCTTTTACCTGATGATAATTCAAATGCTTTTTCTAAAGCTTTAAAATATGGATTTCTTAATGATTTCATATGAGAATCAATAAAATCTCTTCGAGATTGTCTTATATTAACTGTTTTCATATTTATCTCCTTAATAGAATTTTCTTGCTCCAATAGTACAATAACATATTCCTGAACCACCATTACGAGGGTCATTAGAACAATTAAGACATGGATCATCTGCTGTAGTATCATATTGATGTCTTATATAATAATAACTTGTATTTTGTTGGTTATTTCTTTTACAGTGATTACATATATCAAAATTCATGCAATCATCAATTATACAATCTGGACAATTATATTTTTTCATATACTCTCCTTTCTGATAAAATGAGACATTTATTGATAATATTCATCAAGTATAAAATCAACTATTTGATCTACTCCTTTAGGAGAACCTTCTACTTCTGTGAATTTAATATTATTAGTCAATAATAGATTTTTAACTTTCAGATCAATCATTTTTGCTTCTTCATAGTTTTGTACTCTACCTTTTGGATTATATTCTTTTAATCTTTTAACAAAATAATTAATATTATCAAACTGATTAAATACATCTAAAACACACTTGTCAAATGAATCAAGTAGAGTATCATCTTTATATACAATTGATAAAGGCAAAGGTGAATCAGTAATGATTATATCTACTTCGTCAATTAGTCTTGCTATTCTGTAATACTGTTTACCAAAAATATAAACTTGGTGATGTAGTGGTTTAGGTCTACTCTCCCAAACTACTTCTTTTGCAAACTCAGGAGCCATTTCACAGTTAATACTATACCATTTTAATTGAGAAAATATATCTGCCATCATTGTACTTTTCCCTACGCCGCTACCGCTGAAGAGGTTTATTATTTTACTCACTTACTTCACCTTTCCTTTTAATATAAATAGTGTTTTATTTTATTGTTTTTAAATATAAACTAACTACAAAACATGAATTTTCTTCATTGCAATAAAAACTTCTATATTCTATTTCATAACATATATTATCTATTATTATATAATCATTCTGTTGAGGTGTTTCATCAGAAGTAATTTCTGTTATAAATTTCGATTCATTATTTTCATTTTTAATTTTTGCATTGTAACATTTAATTATTTTCATTTATTCTCCTTTCTAACCCAATAAAAAATCAATTTTATTGAGTTATTTATGTTCTTCTTATTATTAATATAAAATTTTTAATTGTAATTTAACATCATTAATCCAATCTTTAAGAAGGTAATTTGATATATATAATTCATCTTGTAATTCTAAATTAATTGCTGATAATCTATATGAATTTAATTTTATTAATAAAGTAATTAATTGTTCTTTATTTAATAATCTAATATCTTCCATTAAATTATCTATGTCTATATGACAATTAGTTTTATAATTAATATCAGTTCTATAGTTTTCTATATTATTCTGTATATATATTATTTTGTTTTCATTTATTTTCGAAAAACATTCTGTGTGTCCATCAAATTTAATCAATGGTTCATATTTATATTCTTTATTATCATAATGTAATTCTTTTTCAATAAATACAGCTTCATATAAATTAGTGTTAATTTCATATAATATTTCATATAAATAAGGAATATTGCCTTTATTAAGAAATCTATTAGTCACATTTTTTGTAGTTATTCCTATCTTATAAAATATTTCCTCTTCATTAAAACATTTTATAATATATACTTTAGATTTTTTATTAGTCCATTTAATTTTATTTCTTTGAGCTAATGTAATAGATAAAGCTCCTGTTCTTTCTTTATCTATACATTTAGGACATCCTTTTCCTACTTTTATTGAATTAAAAACTGGAGTCCAAATATGATTACAAATTCGGCATCTACATTTTAATTTTAAATCATATCCATCATATTTTTCTGTTAATAATTCTATGTTTGGTTTATATAATTTAAAGTAAAGATTTAAATTATATAATGAATATATATTATGTTTGTGCAATATTTTTGGTTGACTATTTGATAATAAACCATTTAAGGTTATATTATATAAAAATCCATATTGATCTTCGCATTTTAATCTAGAATAAATATTATTATATTTTCCATCAATCCACTTTAATCCATATTTATTGCAAATATTATTTATTTCATCTATAGTTTTTTTATCATACATATTTTATTTATTTTCATTAATTTTCTTTTTCACAGTAAACACAAATATTCTTTTCTTTATTAAATTCATCTACTCCATAACTATCTTCACAAATAGAACATGTATATTTAATATAATTCATAGGGTTAAATCCACTCCAAGTATCCCCAAGTATTTTACTCACCTTCTCGACTGTCTCTGAATCTAAATCTATTTTAGTAATTTCATTTTCTTCAATATCTCCATAAACTTCACTATGCTTGCCTAATACTTCTCCAAAATAAGCGTATTTACCAATCGTATTTTTAATTTCTTCTTCTGTTGCTACAAATAAACCTTCTAAACTTCCTTGCCTACCACAGTAACAATAAAGTTTCCATAAATACTTTTCCATTATTTTTATTTTTCCTTCCTTTCAATTTAATTATATTAATACTCTTTTGATAAATCCTTTTTAATTTTTTCTAGATCTTTTATAAGAATATCAATTGAAGCAGGATTATAAAAACTCAAAAATACTTTTTTATTTTCAACAGAATAAAGGCATTGACCTTTATATTTTGGGTTTTCTTCACCTATTAATCCAGGTTCATCTTCAATCATTACTAAACCATAATAATCTTTATCAATTCCTGTTCCAATTGGAGTAACACAAATATCTCCTGACCCATCAAAATTAACTGTAATTAAATTTTCTTCGATTTCTATTGGCATTAATTTCTTCCTTTCTACCTAATAAACTTCCGAATTTATAGGTTTCCCTTACTCAAATACTTTTACAGTATTTTTGAATATTTGTGCGAGTTCAGAAGTATAGTTAAATCTTTCTTGATTTTTATCTATACTTGTCAATATATTTCCATCGTTGTGTCTTAAAGTAGATGCTTTCCAATCACAAATCATCTCTATTAAATCTATTAAATCCATATCTTTAATACCATTAAGAAAATGCTCAGGGTGATGACGATTATTAGCATAATGATGATCAAGGGCAATTTTCATTTCTTTTAGATATTGATTATATTCTTCAGAGTCATAAGTGCATTTAGAAAGTTTAGGAGTATACTCTGTAAAAATATCAACCTCTAATTCATCAAGTTTAGAATTATCATGATTAATACCTCTATCAGATAATTTCTTTATGATAATATTTATAAATTTATTAACCATTTGTTTATGTTTATAGGTATCACATATAGTTTCGTATTTGTTCATATTTCACCTCCTTCCTTAAACCAAATGAAAACCAAATGAAAGAAAAATTTTATTTGATTAATTCGTTAATTTTAGTTATAGGTAAAGCTATCTGAGTATTAAGCCATGTACTCATATGATTATCATTTTTATATTCTTTTTTTAAATCAATTAATAATTCTAAATAATTAATTAATAATTCTAAATATTCATTCATCATATTTTCTCTCCTTTAAATTATTATTTTAATAAGATAAAAGTTAGATTTTAATACCTATGCATCAGTCATCAATAACGCAGTTACAATATAAAGCAATACTCCAGCCCCACCCATACAACTAAACAATACGAATCCTAACCTAAACCAAATTGGATCAACATCAAAATATTCTCCAAGACCTCCACAAACACCACATATAACACTATTAGTAGATGATTGTTTTAATATTTTCACTTTTTCAGTTGTTTGCTGTTGAATAACTTGTGGATCAGTATTTAAAGTATTTGCATAAACCACAGTGGGGAAAATAAATAACATCATCAACGCAATCCAAATAATATACTTTTTATTCATTTTAATCTCCCTTTCTTTTTACCAATAAATCACAGGTTTTATTGTAATTTTGCTAGATCTTTAGAAATCTTATTAAATACTGAAATTATATCTTCTTGTGTATTTTTAGAATGAATATTAAGATGATTATCCATCTTTTTATTTAATGTATTGAAATTATAAATCATACTTGAATCAACATTTTTAACCTTTTTATTTAGTTCTTCAATCTTATATTCAATAGGTAATATATCTATAAACAACTTTTCAAAATCTACATCTACTACAGGTATTAACTCAAATAAATCTCCTAATGTGTTAGGCATAATATCAATAATATTTTCATGTTCACAAGAATTTTCATTATTCATTTCAATATAGAAATCACTTCTAATTTCAGCATTTGGAATTAAGTATAAATAAGGAATATCTTTTTGGGTTTCACATTCTCTCCAAATACTAACCGCAATTAGTTGACAATCTTTTTTAAGTATATGATTATTTATTTTAATTCCTTTTGTATTTAATATATTATTTTTTAGATAATTAAAAGCACTTACAGGTATACTATTACTATGAATAAATTCAAATAAATCAGTATTAAATAATGCATCTTTAATCTCTATACTGCCTTTCATTACTCCATTATCATTATAAGTACGTATAGATGATTTTCTTAGTGTATTTAATCTTGTTATATAATCTCCATTTTTATCAAAAATGAGTAAGTCACAAATTTCTTTAATTCTAAGTTTCATTATTATTTATCATCCTTTCGTTCCAATGTTTTTTATTGATTCTGCTAAACTCTTAATGTCAGTATCTTTATTAATAATTATATTCTCAATTACAATATTTGTAGGTGTACAATCAAATGATTTCAACTCAGATGTATATTGTTCAATATCATTTTCCATAGTTAATTCTTCAATTGTATCTTTAATTTTAAATTTTAATTCCATGCTATCTAAAGTATTTTTTAATTCTTTTGCTAAAATATTTGCTTTTTCTAATCCTTCTACTTTAGCATTAATTTTTACATTTATTCCTTCTGGTTCAACTATAAATAAATCACCAATATATTTAAGTCTATTAAAGCCTCCACCAATTTCTTCTAATCTTTTCAGATCAGATTCTTTAACAATAAATCTACTTTTATAATAAAAACCATTCTCATAAGGTTTATTATCATTATTGGGTATACCATTAAATATCTCCACTTCATACATTCTCATTAATTTATCATCCTTTCGATCCAATAAAAATTGTATTTTATTAGGTTTAATCCCAATAAAATTTATCTTTAAACCCTTCAATCCCACCACAATATTTATTAATTAATTCTTCTAATTGTTCATTATTTAATCTTTCTAGTATTTTTATAAACATATCTTTATCTTCAATATAAAATCCATCATCAGTTACATCTTTAATAATATGAAATAATTGTCCAAATCTTAAATCAGGATATTTATGCCAAAGGTCTGAAAATGCTTTTAGAAATGTTTCTATTCTATCTGAATTACGTATTTTCATTATCTCCTTTCTTGACAAAACCTTTGTTTTATCTTGGGATAGATGCAGATGAATATTTCTTCGCAACACTAATATAATATTCATCTATATATTTGCAAATATGTACTTCTGTATTTCCTGAACCGAAACAACAATGATCTCTATTTGTTTCTTTTTCTAAACACTCTACTCCTTTTTGAATCCATTCATTGATTATTTGATTATCCATAAATGCTCCATTCTCAAAAGAAAAGAAATCTTCAGGATAAATTGGTAATTGAATCTTCATTAAACCCTCCTATCTTTCGGCATATTGCACATAAAATTCTTCGTGAGGTATCATCTCTTTAATTAGCTCAACTCCTAATAATCCATTCATTGTATTTGAGCAAGTAAAAATATCAATATAGCAACGATTTTCTTCAACGATATTATGATATGAGATATGTGATTCAGCAAGTAGCAAAAACACCGTTAGACCTTGTGGCGAAAATTGGTAGTAATCATGCTTGATTACAGTACAATTTATTGAATTTGCTATGAATAGTAGTGTAGATAGTATAAAATCTTTGTTGTCTAATATGTTTTTGTTTACCCCTTCTAAACGAATAAGATAATGATGTGGAACAAATTTTAATGTTTTGATTTTTATCATTCCTTTTTTGTTTTTTTTTGTTTAAGGATTTTAGAAGGGGATAATCCCCTTCTAAATATTGTTTACTGAATTCCTGTACTTCCAAAAATATTTTCACCATATGTTTTATTATTTATTATATTATTATTAATCTCAAAGTCTAATGTGTCTATATTATATATTATTTCTCTACTTATAAATCTACCTGTATCATCATCTCTAGGTTGTGGATTAATAAGAGCATGCAATCTACTATGTGCTGATTTTGTTAATATTACCAAATTATTTACATCATTATTTAATTTATCAAAATCTTTATGATGTACTGCTAATTTTGGTTTTTGCTTTAAATATCTATTTCCATTAATTTCTATAGAGGTTATATCCGTTAATAAATATTTTTCCGCAACTAACCTATGTTCAAGTACATACCCTGCATGATTACAAAATGGATGATTAGGACTATATATTAATCTATAACCATAATTATTAATTTTTATGCCATTATTAAAAGTACTATTTAACTCGCCTTTTAATCCATATTGATGATTACCTTCTCCTTTCATTAATATAGATTTTAATTTTTTACTGCATTCTAAACTACAACATATATTTTTATGTTTTTTTATTTTAGATGGTTTACAATGAAATTCAATATTGCAAATTGGGCATATTATATTATTATTTGTTAAAGATTTTCTATAAATTTTACTGCATTCTATTGAACATGTTTTATAATTTTTTTCTCTTGATGGTGGGACGTTTTCTTCTTTATTACATATTAAACATTTTACAATCATTAATAATTCTTATTTGCCACTTGAGCCTAAATTGCCTAATCCACGCTCTGAAGGTATTTTCTGCAATTCTTCATAAGATATTTCTTGAACGTCTACATTAGGAACAATTTCAAGTGCTATCTGAGCAATTGCCTTTTTATAATCATAAAGTATAATGTTTTCAAATTGAGTAGGTACTATAATCCCTTCTTTATATATATATATTGTTTTATTAGTTGTATTATTAATAGGCACGAACCATTCGTTTCTGTACCCTGCATCTACTTGTCCTGATCTTCTAGATAATCCCTTTGTTCCAGAAGAACCTCTTTCTCTAATCTCAAAACGATACTTAAATGGTGAAGCACTTGCTATACCTGTAGGAATCATTTTAATTTCTCCAGGTTGAATCTCTATATAATCTTCATCAAAACATGGATAAAGATCGTAACAACCATCTTCTGGACGTTTAGAAGGGATAATTGCATTAGGATTGGTTTTAGCAAAATAGATTATGTCTTTCTTATAAGGTTTTTTATTATATTGTTTATTATTTGACTTAAATTCACTTATTTCATTTTCTTCAAACCATTCAGTTTTACGTATTTCATTATCAAAGTAAGTAACTTTGTATTTTCCGTCCTCTAATTCTTTGACAATCCCTTTAACACTTAAGTTTGTGACCCAAACAGCATCATTTATTTTCCCAATGAAATTCATGTTTTATTGTCCTCCATTTTTTAATAATCTATATTTTTATATAGTATTCTTTGATTGCTACTACCCCTAAAAGGTAATTCTAAATTTTTTAATTCTTCTTCATATTCTCCATCAACTAAAACGTCAGCATATTGCAATAACTCTAGTTGATTATTTTTAAGTTCTTCTAATTGTTCTCCACAATAAATCCAAATATCTTTATTCCGCTTTTTTATTTCTTTTACTAATTCAACTATTTCTTCAGTTACATTACACATAGGACATCCACCTGATAAAGTAACGCCTGTAGCTAAAATATCATTATCAATAACATTTAATAAATATTGTAATGTAACTTGTTTACCATCTCCTTCATTATGAGTATCTGGATTTTGACAATTTAAACAATTATGATAGCATGTTTGTAAAAATATTACTGTTCTTATTCCTATTCCATCTCCAAGACTCTCTGTTCTAATTCCTGCTATTTCTATCATCTAATCACCTAAAATTGATCGTGTTTTAACCTATCATGTATCTCTGCTTTTTTACTTTCATTAATACGATCTTCAATGCCTAAATATCCAGAAATACGTGCCAAATGCCTAATATTTGTATTTCCACATTTAGGACATTGATATTCAATTTTACTACTATATCTACAATCAGAATTTAAACATTCGTCTTTAGGAAAATTATAGCCATAATAACCTATATCACATTTCTTAGCATATCTAATCATTTGTTCTATTCCTTGTGGATTATATGTTGGTGCATCAGTTAATTCATTATAAGTAATAGTCCCACCATTATTAAATCTATGAAATTGACCTTCGATAGTTAATTTTCTTGCTATCGAAATAGGAAAATATACAGGAATATGAAAACTATTTGAATAATAATCTTTTTCAGTTACACCAACAATTAAACCAAAATCTTCTCTGTCTTTAATTATCTTATTTATAGTTGATTCAGCAGGAGTAGCATAACACGACCAATTCAAACCAGTTTCTTCGCATTTCTTATCACAATAATCTCTAATATATTTATTTATTTGTAATCCTAATTCTAATGCTTTAATACTTTCTCCATGATGTGTTCCTATTAGTTCTTTAAGACATTCAGTTAATCCTACAAAACCAATTGCTATAGTTCCATGTTTTAATGATTTTTCAATAGTATCATTAGGTAAAAAATCATCTGAATCATAATAAACTTTTTCTCCAAAAACAAATGGAATGTCTTTAACTTTTAAATTTTTAAGAATATTATATCTAAACATTGATAATTCTACTGTTTTATCTAATATAATATCTAGTTTCTTCCAAAAATCTTTTAAGTCTTTTTCATAATTATTACCCTTTGTTTTAAGTGCAATTCTTGGTAAATTAATTGTTGTAGGAAATATATTACCCCTACCTCTACTAATTGATCCACCATTTCTATTTGCTACTATTCTTGATCTGCATCCCATGATATTTACTTCTTCTGGTGGATAATTTTCATTTCCAGCATTATCTAAAAATGACCATGTAGGATTCATTCTTGTACACGATACTTTAATTGCATATTGGAATAAATCATAATTAGGTTCATTAAGATTAAAATTAATACCATCTTTAATCTTAAAAACTAGATTAGGAAATATAAATGTTTCTCCATGTCCCATACCTTTTTCAAATTGTTCTAAAAGTATAAAACTAAATTTTCTTCCCCAATATCCTGTTTCAATTCCAAAAGTAATGGAAGAAAATGGGCATTGATTCACTTTGTTATCCTAAAGGTTTTTTATCCTCTAGTTCTTACAGTTCATTTTCAAAGAAACTCTGCAAGGTCGGCATATATTTTCACCCTCGAATTTCACGTTAGGCTAATAAGCAACCACTCTTATTAGAAAAGTTCTATTAACTTTTATGTCAGGCACTCGTGGAGGGATTATATTCTAATTAATAGGTTCACCCTCTATGCTCTACGGTGAGCTACATTTTTTAAAATGTACTTTACCTCGGTATTAGCTAATGATATATAAATTAAATGATAAACTTATCTTTTTTTCTACTCATATATACCTCTGCATCTTGATATATATAATTATAAAATGCACTTATATCATGTTTAGAATTAAATATTATTTGAGGTATTTTATCTTTATATATTCCTACTTTAACAGCAGATAAATTAATCTTATTTACCAAATAATCTCTAAATTGTGTTACTAACATTTCTGATCCGCAAAATCCAAAAGGTGTCTTTTTGCTTTTAGTTAAACCACTTGAAACCCATCCATCACCATCAAATAATCCTCTAATTAAATGAGGCATATATTCTTCTGGCAAACTTGGCAATTGCGTAGTTTTTGTTTTTTGAGGAATTATATAATATTGAGATAAATCATTAACCATTTTTTGTGAAGTAACTCTAAAACTAACACAATCTTTTTTAGTATCAGCAATTATATTAGAAGATTTTAAATCACTTTTAAATTCTTCTATAATATATTTGTCTCTTTTATTTAATTCAATTCTTATTGTTGGATCAGAATGTTCTCTCAGAGAAATACTTCCGTCAGCAAGTAATAATCCAATATAATAAGCTTTATTTTGATGGTTTATTAAAGTAAAATATTCTTCATTAAATATATCTTTATGCCATGCACCTCTATTTCTACACTGAATATTATTATTTTTCAATATATTTCTAATTGTACTTCTTCCTAAATATCCTTTAAAATATTCTGATATACTTTGTTGAGACATACCAGAATAGTATAATTGTATAATTTCACTTTCTTGTTCAGTAGTCGCTTTACAATTACCGTTATATGGATAATATACAATATCTTCTTTCCTATCGTTTTTGGTAATATTATATTTACGAAGTATATTATCAACTGTTCCTCTACTAAAATTATTATTAAAATATTCAGCTATTTTAAAAGAGGACATACCATTTATATATAATTGTATAATTTCTATATCTTGTTCTTGAGTAGTTTTCTTTTTCATTTTTCCACCTCCTTTATATAAATATTATATCATAATTTATATATCATTACTTCTTAGCTTTCACCGATTTTGCCCGATAATTATAACCAATATTTCTATTGGAAACGGCAATCAATTTTACCAGCACGTGTAGGTTGAGTCGTAAGATTAAACAATAAACTTTGACAAGCTTGTTTAATATCTTCATTAGTTGGTTCTTCAATTTGCTTATTAATAATTAAATTTTCAATAGTTATATCTAAATCAGGTAACATTACTCCACCAAAAATATCACAAGAACATCTCTGAATTAAATGTGTTGCCAGATCTAATGCAGATGCTATGCGTTTAGGGGGATTAATATATCCATATTCTCCATTAAATCCAGTACTAAGCAATTTATCTAAAGGTAATGCTAAACAATTAGGAGCTTTACTAAAATAATCTAAATCATGAATATGAATTATTCCTTCTTTATGAAGTTTAGATAAATGTTTAGGAATTAATTTATTAAGATAATAATATTTACTAGCTTCAGATGCAATCTGATACATTTTACTTGCTGTACCATGACCAATATTTGCATTATCTCTTGAAGTTTCTATATCTAATTTTTCAATTCGTTTAAGTAAATCAGATTCAAATTCTCGTTGTTGCTTATGTTCTTCCCTATAAATAATATATTTTTTTGCAGTTTTTAAAAATCCATTTATCATCAATGTTTCTTCAACAATATTTTGAATATCTTCAACTTTAAATTTTTCATTATCTATTAATTTTTCTATAACCTTTTTAGTTAATCCTTGAGCAGTTTCATAATTTCCTTCTTTGCTTTCGTTTAAAGCAGATAAAATAGCTGTAGTTATTTTATAGTCATCAAAATCAACTAATGTTCCATTTCTTTTTACTACTTTATTAATCATATTTTATTATCTCCTTAGTTTGTTTTTACTACATATTTTATTATATTTATAAACCTTTTCTAAATTCACATATATTCCTATAACCACAAAGTTGTGATGCATACCAATCCCATTTAGGATTATCAACAATTTCACATCTGGCAGAAAATTCAGTTTGTTGTTTTATAAATTCAACTTTATCAATTAACCATTTTATTACTTTATCATATTCTTTTTTATCAAATTTAAATTTTGTTACCTCATTTGCTTTATAATGATTAAATCCTAAAAAATCAGGATATTTACCATGTTTTTTTTCAAAACTATAACTATAAATATATAATTGTTTCAATTTCTTTGATAAATCAGCTTTTTTAAATATATTACTTATCTTATGATCTAAAATACCTATTTCGCCACTTGTTTTATGCCTTACCTCAAGATCTGCAATTGATATGAAAGGGATACCTTCTAAATCATATTTACGTTCTTCTTCAACAGTAAGAATTTCATAATCGTCCAACCAAGATAAATCATCTAAATGCGTAGTGATTCCATTAATAGCTTTTTCTTTTAAACTAACATATTTATTAGGTGGAAAATCATATTTTGATGTTTCTACAAAAGAATCAAATTGATCTTGTAATTCAAACCAAAGATATTCACCTTTTAAATATTTTTCAATAGTTTTATGATACCATGATCCATATTCTGAAAAAGCATTACCTTCACTTAAATGACGTTTACGGTCTATGTAATCATTCTTCCAACAAAGTTTACAACCATCTTTAGTGTCTTCTGGAAAAGAATTTATTCTACTATAACTCCATCGAAAATCTGGTTTAGATAACATTGTTTGTATATTATTTTGTTCTATTTCTTCACCTTCTTATCATATAATCTTTTATTTAATATTTCTTTAATATTATTCAAATCCCAATACCATATTTCTAATAATTCTATATTATTCTGTATAGAATATTCTCTTTTTCTTCTATCATGCTCTAATTGTTTTTCAAAATCCTTCTTTGACTTATGGAAACCTCTACAATACTTTTCATGTTGCATTCCTTGATATTCTATAAGTAAATTATAATCTGGTAAATAAAAATCATAAGATAAACTACCATTTCCTAACCCTAAAAGATTAGGAAATTCTTTATTAGATATAAAATATATTTCATTATTATCTAACCATTTTTTAATTCTTTTCTCGCCTTTTGATTTTTTACATTGTGGACAACCACGACCTTTATTCCTATTATTAATACTTGCTTTCCATACATGCTCACATATTTTACATTTCCACCATACTTTATTATTAGAATTACATACTACATCATAAGGAGTCAAATCACCATTTTTTGTAGGATGCCATTCTGATGCTAAATCAGGTCTTTTAGTTGCGAGACAATTTGATAGACCTATCCTATATCCTCTACAATATGGACATTTTTTAATTAGAGAAATACTTGCCCAACTCATATTAAATATTTCTTTACAATTATTTTTTAAACATCTCCATAAAAGATCTTTATCATTTGATATATATTCTTCACTTAATAATTCAAATGGTTTATTATTTAATTTACACCATAATTTAATATTTTGAATTGTATAAGGATTATATTTACTAAATTTTATCATAGTTTTATTTTTTATAAAATCACTATAGGTAACATAGTAATAATAATTATCAATATCTTTAATTATTAATTTATTATTACTACCTGTATATGTATTTAATAATAAATATCCTTGCTGTTCAATAATATTTTTTACAAAATTATGTTTTAATGGATGATATTCTGATGATAGATTTTTATAAGAATATTTATATCCACAATTATTACATTGTCGTTTGTTTTGTGTTTTAAATTTATGAAAATTTGCTTCAAATATTTTATTTTTACATTGACCACATAATATTTTTAACTTAGTCTTACTATCTATATATTTTTCACTAATTAATTTACATCCTGAATTACTTTCAACTTCTATAAAATATTTGACTTCTTCATATGTATATTTAATTATTTAATCACTCCCTTTGTTTCCATAAATTAATTCTTTTTCACCTTCTTTATATTTATATTCTTCAAATCAATATCTTTGGGTTCAAACATGTCTGAATTTTTAAGCTGTAATAATTTGAATAAATACCTGTGCTCTTCCGACTTTTCTATCGTCTTGATATTTATAGCAAATAACTTTTCACCTTTATCTTTATAATAATATGCGAATTTAGTATATTCTTTATCTTTTGATTTTAGTAGTTGAGGTGATTCTGTATAAATTACTACATATGATTTATCATCATCAATTTCACTACTTTTCCATCTCCAAAAGCAACTATTAAAAAGTGCTATTCCTCTCTCCTTCCTTCTATGGTTGATTTAAGGATTATCTCTATATTATCGAAGTCCCAATACCAAATTTCTAAAAGTTCTATATTATGTGATTTAGCATATTTACGTTTACGTCTATCGTGCTCTTGTTGTTTTTCAAAATCTTTTTTAGACTTATGAAATCCTTTGCAATAATGTTCATGTTGTTCACCTTGATATTCAATTAATAAATTAAATTGTGGTAAATAAAAATCATAAGATAAACTACCATTATTTATACCCAATAAATTAAGATAATCTTTATGAATAGTATTAAATATATTATTATTTATAAAATATTTATCAATTCTTTTTTCTCCTTTTGATTCATTGCATCGAGGACAACCTGATCCCTTACTTCTAATTACTATTATAGTGTTCCATTCAAGTCCACATTCAGAACATTTCCACCATACTTTTTTATCATTACCACAAGTAACATTGTAAGGAGTTAAATTTTTATTAAGTATGGGATGCCACTCTTTAATAAGTTCAGGATTTTTAGTTGCTAAACAATTAGATAAACATACTTGCATACCTGCACAACAGGCACAATTTTGTCCAGCCAATATACTATTCCAAGACATTTTAAATATTCCTTGGCAATCTTCTTTTAAACATTTCCATTCAAGTTTTTTATCATTACCTTTATATTCTTTACTTAATAATTCATAATCTTTATTATTTATTTGCAACCAAAGTTTTATATTTTGTATTGTATATGGATTAGATGTATGAAAAGCATGTGGAATATGTTTATTTTTCAAATCATTTATTAAAGACGTATAATAAAATTCATTTTCATCTTTTATTATAATTTTCATTTTACTATGTATATATTCTTTGCTAACCAATATATATCCTAATTCTTCTACAATTTGTTTAATTTTATTATAAGGTAATTTTTCTTTATTTTTTGTTATTTCCCATCCACATTTATTACATTGCCTTTTATTATTGTGTTTAAATTCAAGAAATGATGTTTCAAATATTTCTCCACAATAACATAATATTTTTAATTTAGTTGTACAATATATATATTCTTCACTAATTAATTTACAATTTGATTTAGTTTCCACTTCTATAAAATGTTTAACTTGCTCATATGTATAATATCTTCCTATATTTATCCTCCTTATTTAATAGCAAATTTATTCTTATATAAAAATTTCCACGTATCCAACCCTTTATCATAAGGGCTATCCTTTTCGCTTGTTTTACCCCATTTATCATAAACCACATATTGTTCTGTAAATATTTTTATATCATTTATTATTATATCTATTGATTTCCTATTATTTTTCTTCCAAACATCTTTATCTAATGCCCAACAAATAGGTGCATTAAGTTTTAAAATTTTATTTAATTGCGTTTCTGATGGGGTTTTACCCCCTAATGCGATCACATTAGAAAATCCCATATTTTCTAACTTTAAGACTCCCTTTTCTGCTTCTACTAAAATAACTTCATTTTGTGCTTTTATATTATTAAAGTTTTGATTTAACCCATAAAGAATTTTTGATTTTGGATATTTATATAGAGCTAAAAATTTACTATCTATATTGTCTAGACATCTGCATTTCACACCTACTAAACTACCTAACTCATCTCTTATAGGATATACAATTGAATTTGTTAATAGATCATAATGTATTTCCCATTTAATTTGTGTTTGTATGTCAATACCTTCATCGTGTAACCATTTATTGGGATAATTAAAATATTCATTTAAAACTTGGTTAGATAAAGACTTAATTTCTTCATCTTCTATTTCAGATGTTTTAGATTCAATTTTATCTAACCAATCTAGTAATTCATTACTAACTTTTTCTGTTTTAGAATAATAATCCCAACCACAAGTATCACAAATCCATTTTATTGCATGACTAAAATAACAATCTTTTAATTTTTCTATTAATGTGATTATATCTACATCTAAAATTCCTAATGTATGACAAGAACTTATTAAAGTATCTTTATAAATAACAATTGAAGTTTTATTATCCCCTTCAGGACGAGTGCTTGTATAATAATTTCCATGTTCTTTAATATGCTCACAACCCAAAGAGGTTAAAATTAATTCTATTTTATCTGGTTCATTTATTATTTTGTCTTTTAAGGTTTGAGCATCTATTGCTTATCACCTACTGTTTATTGTTTTCTATTTTCTATAGATTCTTCATCTTCTTTATTTGAAAATACAGCAAATCCAAGTTCGTTAAAAATTAAACATCCTTTATTTCCTTCCATTATTATTTTCGATTTATCTATTCCTCCTCTATTTTTATCAATAAATCCAATATAATAATCTTTAGAGATATCTAAATTTTGAATAATTCCATTAAAAGGATTATCTGGTTGCAATACCTTCATTCTTATTTTTTCTTTTTCTTTATAAGTTAAAGGTCTATACATACTCATTAGATCAAAATTATGTTTAATTTGTTTTCCACTAGCAATTGAATTACTAGAAAGTACTTTATCAAAAATGGTATCGTCTGTAAGTTGAAATGTAACCCATCCCCCTAGATCTAGTCCACCTTTTTTCTTATTCCCACATAATTGTTTTAACATTTCGGATGTCTGCACAAACGCCTCCCATGTGGCCCCTTTAATATCTTTATTTCGGAACGGTTTAAAAGTATCGTAGACGAAAAAATTACAACCTTTTAATTTATGTGTTTTTAATATTCTTTTAAGAGAATTATAATCATATATTTGTGCTTCTTGAAAATGTATTTTAGAATTATTTTCAATCCATATTGAAGCATCTCTACATATTGCTATTTCTTCTTTAGTTAATTCCCCTGTGACTATATTAGTCTCATTAATATATTTTTTATTTTTGACGAAATAATTATTAACTACAGAAGTTAATATCATTGAATTCCATTCTTCAATATCTTGTTCATTTACTATTAATAATATTGGTATTTGTTGTCTTAACCCTATGTCGTGTATAGTCTTACACATGATTCTTGATTTACCTACTCCGCTATGTAACCCTAAACCATTAAGTTTGCCTTTTCTCCATCCTCTAATTAAATTAGAAGTAATATAATAAGGGATATCAATACCAATATCTGGCTCAACTAACCATTGTTCAAATACTTGGGACATATTTGATCCAAGAATTACACTGTCAGCAACTCCTTGATAATGAGAAAATGTTTTTGCTAATCCATAATCAAAGTATCTATATATATCTTCAGGTTCCATATCTTTGATTTTGTCCCATTTTTCTATTATTGGAAAACCTTTTCTATTTAACTCTCTAAATAGATTATATTTTTTCATAGTGGCATAATATGTTTTAAAATCATCAATGTTTATTTTATCTATCAATCTTTGTATTGTTTTATAACCTTTAATTTCTTTATATTGTTTAACCCATTCTTCATTTTTATTTACCTCAATATTAATTAATGTTTCATCAATATTTTTATATTGCATTAAATAACAATGTTTAATTAAATTATAAAGAAATTTTAATTGATTATTCGTAAAATCCCATTCTGGATATATGTATTCTTCATATTCAAAAAACAAATCAGGATTTTTATAAAAACAACCTATTACTAAACTTTCACTAGCGATATCTACTATCTCAATATATTAACACTTCCTAATCAAGTATATTTGAATAATCTTTTGTATCATATTTTTTATGTTTTAATTTACTTATATCAATAAGACCACTCATATCGTCTTTATAAATATCTTCTCTTTCTCTTTCCCTCTCTATCTCTTTAAAACTAACAGGGCATTGACTTCTTATTATTCCGCAAGCATAAAGAAACCCTTTATCGAAATTATCTTTTATTGCCTTTTCTTTTACCCTCACAGCATGTTTAAGACAATCCCATGAATAACCCTGCTTATTTAAAGAATCTATTCTCATAACGCATTCACCAGTAATACTAGGAACATCTAAGAATAGCAAAAACCAATCAAAGAATCTCTTTCGTTCTAAAACTTTTTCTCTGCAAACCCTATGAGATCTTTTTGTAGTTATAGTTTTCTTTCCTGCTTCAAATTCAATTAATTGAGATGGATCAATTTCATTTTTACAATAACAACACTTAAATATTTTTTCTTTCTTTTCTTTAACTATTTTATCTTTTGCCATTTTACTCACCTACAATTTTTAACAAAGGCAGGTTTAATTCATTTTTGATAAAATTATTAACTTTTATTTCTAAGTCATCTAAAGAACCATCATTAATAATTAAATAATCAAATGTATAACCATCTAGTGCAATTTCAGATTGATGATTTAACTGTTCTTTATCTAATCCACTAATATGATTAGGTCTTTCCACTCTTAAAGAAATTACTTTATCTCCAAAGACTTTTTCCATATATTCAATTTCATTAGCAAAGCGTACATCACTTATAGTCACATAATCCCATTCATTTTGTAACACTTCAAGTATTTGACTTACATTTCTTACCCAAAAATCAGGTACTTGTGAACGTATAACTTCAGTCCCTGTACGTTGTAGTAATGTACGTCCGTATAAATCTTTTTCTCCATTCCATCCCATATAAGACTTACAAATCCATTTTAAATAGTCTGCATATGCAAAGTTTTGAACTTTATAATTACTTAACTTATTTTTAATAATACTTGCTATTTCGTTTTTTCCAGCAGTAGCTTTTCCGCTGATCAAAATTATATTTTTCAACCCATCTATCCCTTCCTAAAAAATTGCCTTGCCTAGACTAATTTCTAGGCAAGGTTTTATTATTTTTATCTCTTATTCAATATTTCCAGAACCCTTTTAGCTTCATCTAAAGTTTCGTATTTCATCTTCCCAACAATATCATTTATATCTTCATTGGGAACCCCTGCTTTAGATTTTTCTTTAGCAATCTTTTTAATTTCATTTACTATTTTAATCATTTTCTTTTCATCTTCATCTACATTAAAATTTTCAACATCTTTCTTAATACTATCATCAATGGTTTTAATTTCAGATTTATCTCTTGTCCTACCTAATTGTGCTTTTTCAATAGCTTCTTTCCAATGAGAATAATTTGCCATTTCAACAACAGTATCTACAGGGAAAGTTCTAGTTCTATCTTTAATAACCTTTGCTAAACTTCCACCTTTGCCATCCTTATAAAATTCTAAAACAACATCGAAATCAAATTCTGCTCCTTTAGAAGAATTATAAGTAATTCCACTTTTAATGTAAGTTACACTACCATCTGCTTGTTTTATGGCTTCTTTTTCATCTTTGCTTTCAGATACCATTATAATATTCTTACCTAATTTACTATAATAAAGTAACTTACTTTGAAATCTATCATTATGAAGTTTAATAACTCCCCATTCTTTTACACTAAGACCTTCGCTTTCAATTGCTCTACCATTCTTCTTAGCACGTTTTTCAACAACTTTTAAAGCCGCATGTTGGAGATTTTCATAATAACGAGACATTGAATCTACACCTATAGATAATACCGAATCGAATAAATCCTCATCAGATTCAAGATCATCAAATTCTTCTGCTACTTCATTGATAGAAACTGCATTAGACATTACAACAATATTAGGACAATCATCTTTATAAAATATAGAACTACCATCTGAATCTGCTAAAGCTAATTGTGGAAAACTTAATACAAAAGGGGTTTTCCCACTACCAGATTCTCCGTATGCAAATATTTTAATACCTTCTTTAACCTTTTCAGGTTTTTGAAAAGCCAAATTAATTTTCCTCCAATTTTACTATTTTTTATGTTTTATGTTTTTATGTTTTATATTATTTTTATTTATGTATTTATTTTGCCCACTCTGGAGTATCGTTTTCTTCATCTTTGTTTTTTTCTTCTTGACCAATATCTTTTAATGCCTGTTTAGCGGTGAATACTTCGTCAAAATCTTCTTCTCTGTATTTCTTTTTTTCAAAAGTCTCACTAAATCCACCTGTAATTTCAAGATCTTTAATAGTTTTAGAAATTACAGTATCGACTTCTCCCCAACCACTAGCTTGAACAATTTCTTCTTTAATAATTTTACTATTAATAATTCCCTGAACCCTCATTGTATCACCAAATTTAAACCCTATCATAGTCTTAGCAAATGCTTTATCTCTATTTGGGTCATATGAAAATACTGCACTTTGTACATCAGGTAATTTTTCTTTTCCTCTACCTTGGATTATATAAGCATTTAGATATACTTTATTTTCATCCTTATCAACATTAACACTAGTAACTGTTAATTCTTGAGTAAATTTATTTTCTTCCTTGAAATCATCAGCTTCGAAATCTACTTCTTTAGATGCAGGGAGAATATTTTTAATCACAAATTTCTGCTGAAGCTTTTCTTCATATTCACTATATTGAATTTCACCAATTACAACAGCACTTTTGCCATCATCAAAATCTTTCTTAATTCTGTCTATCTTGTCCCAATCAGGTTCAATTAACTTAAATCCATCAGGTAGTTTCGTGTTATTTCTTTTATCCCAATCAATAGGCATAGACTGTTTCTTAGACTGACTATAAGCATATGCCTTATCCATTTCATTACCCATAAGTTCTACGTATATTTTACTTTCTAGCGTTGTCTGCACTAGAAAATTCAATCTCTTCCATGCCTTGCCATTTTTAGTACTTACTCCTTCTGAATAAAACTTATCACTACTAAATCCACCAAGTATACCTCTTACCCTGAATGTTGATTTCTGTGGCTCTAAAACAACTTTTTCTTTACTCAAACTTTTATTTTCCTCCAATTTATATTATATTTGTTTAACTTTTCTACCTTTTAACCCCAAAGTAAACTCAACCCAATAAAATATAAATTTTATCAGGTTTTCACCTCTCACAAAGCCCGATATAATGGCATTTGTAAGCTCATTATTCTGATTTTTGTAATATAATTCCATTATCTGTAATCTTGTTCCATTATATGTATTTTATTTCCTTTTCTACGGGAATGCATCACTCCTTTCAAATTCCCCGACCTCATTAACCCCTACACTTATATTATAGTCCGACTTCAAAAATTAATTAATAAGATTCACAAAATATTTTTTATTATTTAATTATTTCATCAATGTTAAATATTCCCATTTTTAATCTTTGATTTATTTTATCTTCAAAATCATATATGTTTTCACATTGTTGCCAGTAAAACATTTTTAATTTTGCCATTATATATTCTTGATAATTATTACTTATATTTAATTCTATTATTTTTTCAATCAATGGATGTTTAATATCTAATTTATTTAAATGTCTATATTGTGAATTATCTATTCTTTTTTGATATTTTACTTCATCAATATCAAACTCATTAGTTAATAAATTATAGGTAAGCAAATATAACTCCTCCCTAAAATTTTTTTATAAAAACAAAAACAACAATAAAGTAGCATAATCCTTCATTGAACTATGCTACTTTAATTTTTCTAATATACCTTATAATAAACCCCTCCCCTTATATCATTTCTTGATCATCTTATTCTTCTTCTCAGCAATCTCTTTAAGCCAGTAAAGATCACATGTACTATCTTTGCCTAAGAATTCCTTTACGTCTTCTATAGTAGTATTAGGTACACAAAACATCTCTATTGCTCTGCTCCTACGTACATCTTCAAGAGTGAGTAAAGATAAATCAATATCCGGTATTCCACCATCCATCTTTACAAGTATGTTTTTAAGCATCTGGCTAGGATTAGTAATCTGTAAGTTTTTTCCAGTTTTATAACTCACTGGTCTAATAAGATAAGGGGTGTCTCTATAAGGCTTAAATGCTTCTTTCTTTTTTCCTGTGCTAGAAACATAATAATGTGTTTGATCAATAGTTTTCTTTAAATCTTCGACAACATCTTCGTCTGTAATAGTTACAATTCTATCATCTAAAACTAAATCAGCAACTTCTTTTTCGTTTATTTTCTTAAATATTATGCTATCTTTATCTTTTTTTAGATTTTTTATTTCAATAGCAGTTAAACCTTCCCATGCTAATTCTAAAGTTATTCTATCTCTAGTATTATAATCTCTACTACCAACTGTTTCACCTAAAGTATTTCTTAAAAAATTATAATGTTGACGATCAAGAATTACAGAAAATAATTTATCTGTATCAACATAAAACTTTTCATCATGTGGCAACTTGTACATACGTCTATCTTTAGGTTTAATATTTTCTTCTTCACACACCTAATTATAAAAAGTACGTATACATTGAACATATTTTTTGATAGTATTAGATGAAATTGAATGTACATCTGTTATTAGCTCTTCTAAATCCTTGTTTGTCCAAGTAGTTATCCACTTATCATAATCATTAATTTTATTAATTAGATTAGAATAAGTTTCTTTTTCTTTTACATTATTTTCCTCAATAAACCTTTGTAACAAATCTTCATAACGCAGTTCCTTTTCTACAGTTTTATTATTCATTTTCCCATCTCCTTTTTTGTTTTTAATATTATTACTATTTCTTATTATTATAGTAACAAAAATAACTCTTGTCAACTATAATTAATAGTATATTTGTATTATATTCAATTTTTCATGAAAATATACATTAAAATTAATAAAAAGGAGATTAATTTTTAAGAAACTAATTTATTACAAACTTTTTGCTTAAATTTCTTTAAAACATATGATACCCAAGATTGACTTACGCCCATTTTTAAAGCAATAGATTTTTGAGAAATATACGGATTATTTATATATGTATTAATAATATCATATTGATTTTTATTTGTATAATCATTTGATAATATATTTTGCATTATTACTATAATTTCATTACAATATATTTTATTTATTAAATCATCTTCATATTGCAAAGATAAATATGTTTCATATTTATTATCATTAGAATTTTCAATATCTTTTATATAAGTATTTTTACCATGTTTTCTAATATCTTTTTGTATATATCTACTGATTTTATGATTTATATTATTGACTGCAAATGTATTAAATTTTGTTCCTTTATTTATATCATATTTTTTAATACTTTCTATTATTGCAATAGACGCTATTTGTGTAAAATCATCTTTATCATAATTTTTATATCTTTTTAACCAAGGATAAATTGTATAATTAATTAATTTATAATTTTCGTTAAAAGTCTTTTGTTGTTCATCATTTAATGAATAATTTAATTCATCCATTCTTTAGCCCCTTTATTTTTTATTATATTTGTTTAGATATAATATTTTTAGACACATAGAATTAAACTATGTGTCTAAATAATTATCTTTTAATCTTCTTTTAATGAATTTAACCAACTCGTCATAAGAATATCTTTACGTGTTTGAATAGATTCTTTACTTGCTGACCCTCCACCTATAGCACTATTGTATCGTTGATAAATATCTTCTTGTTCTTCAATAGATAAGGTTTTTTGAAATATTCTTTGATTCTCAAAATCAATAAACCAATCTGCAAATTTTTGAGCATTATCACATTCTTCATCATGCTGAAGATATTCGCTCATAACCACATATAAGCTAACTATTGTAGCTTTTTTAAATGTTCCTTGATCTTTGTCTCCAAAAGCCTTATAAAGATAGTCAAATACTCTTTCAACCTTATCTATTTCTTCTTCAGGGATACCTTCTTCATTATACTTTTCATATAATTTATCAATATCTCCACGTTTTAAATCAGTAATTCCATTAATTTCTAAAGTAATAATTTGTTCAACTACTTCATTAAATTGTAAACGATTATTAGTTAGATCAGTAATACCACAAGTTTTTACCATAAAATCATGCTTTATCAAATCATGAACTGTACCTCTGACTTTACCAGATATAGAATTTCTAAATTCAGCAGGTTTAAGACTTGTACTATTTTGTAATCTACGAAACATATCTTCTACTTCTTCGTCTGTTCCATCAATAGCAATGAAATTAAAAGCATAATCATCGAATTTTTCTTTAAATTCTTCAGGTAGCTTAGAATAAGTTAATCCGCTTAAATTAACGTCATTAACCACTGTATTCTTTCCTACTTTAAGATAGTCATTCATAAACTCAAAAACTGCTCTTAATCTTTGCTGTCCATCAGTTACTTCAAATTCAATTTTCTTTTCTTTTGACTTTCTTAAAATCAATTCTGGAATATGGATACCCCTTAAAATAGAATCAATTAACAATTGTTTTTGAGGTCTTTTCCATACCTCATTTCTCTGATACTCTGGACGTAAATTCCATTTCTTCTGTTTCGACCTTAAACTTGCTAAGGCAATAGGTTGTGCCGCTTGAGTCTTCATATGTTTTGTCACTCCTTTAATGGTTTAATATTTTTGTTTAGCATCTTATATTAAATATTATACCATTATTAAAAGAAAATAAACATAATTTTAAAATTTTTTTATAAAATAAAAGAAGAATTTTATGAGGTTAGTCTAAAGGTTCATATATAATTTCTATGACATCTTCTATTTGAGTATTCGCAGGGAACCCCATCCTACGATAACTTAGACCACCATCTATATATATTGATCCGCATTCACATTGTTGAAAATCATGTGTGAATTTGCTTTCAATAATATCTCCACAAAGCTTACATTTTACTTTATTTTTATACTGAATTGTTGTACCTATTATAATTCACCTTCTCCTATGAAATGATTTTATCTCTATTGATTAATTGACCATATTCGTTTCTAAATTGGATTATAATTTGCCCAATTCTTTGTCTGCTAACCTTATATCTTCTTGCAATATCTGATTGTGTTTCACCTAATAGATAATCTTCTATTATATTGATATTCTTCTCTGGTAAATTATGTTTTAATATTTCCAATAAATATTTATTACTATTTCTCACATGCAAATTATCAATAATTTCTTTTTCAATATTTTTATTATCTGTTATTAGATCTTCATAATTTAAAATATCACCTGATTGCTCAACTTTAATATCTTCTAAATACAATTCTTCAGGTATTTTTTGAGTATATCTATTGTATTCATTCCACATCCATCTTTTAGCATATGAAGATAATATTCCTTTAGATGGATCATAGTGTTTTAATGCTTTAATAAGTCCTATAGAACAGATTTGAATAATATCATCTAATTCTATTTTATTATTTAGATTCGCAAATTCTGTTGCTATTTTAATTATTAATCCATAATTCTTTTCAACTATTTTTCTTTTATTATCATTTAATTTATAATAACTATCATCTACTTTGGATGGCAATGATTCTTCTCCTCTCTTAACAGATATAAGTTATATCTAACTCAAAATCGTACTTAGGATGTAATCTATATAATATATGTCCTTTATAGCAATGTCTTGCATAATATAAACAGTTAGCAGTACCACCTTTCGAACCATCGAATCCTGCCACTATATATTTCCCATTATCCACCATATACTCATTTCGTTTTCCCATTTTTTTAATACTGTAATCTCCATATGGAATATCTTCATTTGTTTTATATCCATCAATTCCTTCAACATTAATTACTTCATCAGCTATTTCAAGCATTTTTTTATACCACTTTAAAGTATCAGGATCTTTCCATACAGCATCTTGATTTTTAAAAGGGATAGCTACAATATTTTTTATATATGGATATTTCTTTTTTAATACTTGCACAGTCCAAAACATAACCTGATCCCAACCAATTGCACCGCCTGTAATAAAACGAGTAACCCCTTCTCTGATTATTAACTCTTCAAGAACAGGTATAAGTTTATCTTTTATAGCTATACTCATTGGATGATTTAATGAATAACAATTGCCTAATTTATTTGGACGATGCCCTGTTCCTAATGCAGTTTGACAACGTAATAATTCCTTTTTTTCTTCCTCTTTTTCTATTTGTTCTCTTTGTAATTTATATTCTTCTGAATTTATTTTCTTGAAACTCACCATATTTTCCCCCAATAAAAATCCCATTTTATTACCATACTACTTCATAATTTTCTGTCATATGATCATCAATCTCTATAGGAATACCTTTAAAATATTCTGGCATCTTATCGCTTAATTTTAAGTGTTGATCTTTTATTTCTATATCCCAAGTATATCTTAATTCATATAAAAAACTACTTTTCATTCTTATCTTTTTAGGTAATCTGCATTTTTCTGTTTTTTCATACATTTTAGCAAAATCTTCAAAGGTTAATATTTTAGTTGACCAATTTGAATAAGTCTGCTCCATCTTAATCTCCTATCTAGGGCAATCCCTATTTACTCCACCATTTTTCTCAACTTGAACTTCTTCTGGTAATATTCCATTGCCTATAATTTGAATTCTTCCCTCATCAAAATACATAGTATCCCCTAATTTCCCATCTTGAACTTGCGGGGATATTCCATATTGATCACATCCAAAAAGATAAGTTATTCTACTTACTAAAATACCTGAAAATAATGTAATTTTGTCTTGTGCTTTCTGACCTAATTTAATCATTATATTTCCTCCTTTTAAAAATTCTATTTCATTTTATTTAAATAATTTATAGTTAAGTAGTAACTAACTATCTCTCCTAACATCTTATTTCTTTGTTCTATAGATAAACTATCAAATATGTCAATAATATTGTCTTTAATATCTACACATTCTGGTATTGTTTTCATTATCTTCTCCTTTCAAATACGATAAAAAGTAAATTTCATTGGGGGTCATTACTAACCCCAATATTAAAATTAATTATCCATCCAACCTTCTTCAAAATAGAAAATATCTTTTTTAGTAAATGATGTTTCAAATTTTTTATTTAATTCATCTGCTACTATTTGTTTTATTGCTCCAATTTTTTCATTAGGATATTTCTCAATTATGGTATCTGGATTAATTCCTATTACATCATTTTCTGATCCACCTATAGATATTAAATCAGTATTATATAAATCATATGTGTCTATTTCATCATTTACAAAGTCAATCTTATCTTCAATACTCATTTGATTAATTTCTTCTTCTGATAAATCAAACCATGATTTACCTTTATTATCAGAAACATAATCATTAAATAATTTTAAATATATTTCTTCGCCAAATTTAATATCATCTTTACTGACTCCCCAACAAACAAAACTTGATGAACTTGAATTTGTTACAAAATCAAAACGCATCTTCATATTATTTTTACTCTCCTTCTATAATAAAATTAATTCCATCATGCAAATCAAATATTATTTTACTAACACCCTCATCATTGTTATCCACTGATTTAATTATTATATTATATTCATTTTCTAATTTTTCTTTATATTTATCGTATAAATCTTTTACTTCAGGTTCTTCTTTAAATATTTTATCAAGAGTATTATTTTTACCCCAACAATAATTACTAATAAAATATTCATTTAAATCTTCGATTGATTTAATATCCCATTCAACATCATCTTTTAATACTGCTTTTATCATTTGCATATAACCTTTAATAAATGGATATTGCTCAAT